AATTTGTCTTTGGTTATCAACTTCATATTGTTCTTTTGGTTCTGGTAATCTTACTATTATCTTTGCCATTATTCTGTTTGTCCTGGATCTAAACTATCTGAGTAATTTCCAGCATCATCTATATTACTTGTATCAAATGTATCAGCACCACCAGATCCATAATCTTGATATCCTTTAGCTTTAATTTCTCTTTGTGCTTTTGCTAATTGTTTTTCTAATTCTTTTTGTTGCCTTGCTTCGTCAGCTAATTTTTTAGAACCCATAATTTTTTCTTGTGCTTTTTTTAGTAAAGCTATTCTAGCAGCTTTTTTTTCAGCAGGTAAGTTTCCTTTGTTAATTCTGTCTATTCTTTTTTCAAAGGTTTCATCATCTATCATATTTAAATTATATCCTGCCATAATATTATTGGGATCCAAATAATTTCCTGTGTTAACAACTCTACCAATATCATCAACTCGTATACCTAAATTACCTGCAATGCCTTCTTGAATCGCTCTTGTGTTAACAGGAAGAAATCTGTTTGCTAAACCTGCTAAACCTTTAAGTGCACCACCAACAGGATTTATGGCTGTACCTACTAAATTAAAAAGTGGGTTGTCCATTATACCTTTTACTTTTCCAATACCTTTCGCCAACATACTTTGTTTACCTGGGTTTAAATTTACATTAGGCATATCTCCATAGTAAGCACCTGCTAGTGTTGTTTCATCTGCGAACGGATCTGTAATACCCATGCTTGCTAATTGATTACTTCTTTGCATAGCTTCAAATGCTGCAGGTACTCTAGGATCTGTTCTAAAAGATTGAACATTATTCATTATACCACCGCCTCCACTTCCACCGCTTGGAACGAATGGATTAAAACCAGGAGGAGTTGTTTGTCCCCCGGTCCCTGTTCCCGTATTAGCACCACCTCCACCTAGATAATAATTATATAAATCAAAAACCCTATTAGGCGTAGGTGTATAATTTTCCATAAAATTTACTACTGGTTTAACCATTATCTTCTCCCGTCGGGTTGTAGATCAATTCTAACTGTTCCAAATCTCCAGCTTTCTGAAGTTCCTGTGTTAGCAATCTTAATATTTGCAAATCGACCACGTGCTCTTGTATCAATCTTCTCTGTAGACGATGTTATCGTAAAAGGACTATAAGTGCTAGTGGTATCTGATTGAGCAGGAAAATTTTTAATACCTACAGTAACCACAGCGTTTCCTGTTAAAACTTTAAAGTTAGGTAATATTCTTCTCATAGCTAGAAAGAACTCTCCACTACCTTTAACATCTAAATCAAAATCATAAGATTTAATATTTGATGCAATAGCTGTAGTTGTTCCATTAGGATTGATTTGATCAGTTCCTACTTCGTGTTCAAAATAGGTTGTTTGACCTAACCCTGTTTCACCTATAATTGAAGGGAAAGTTCCTGTGCTTGAACTATCAAATTTAGTTGCAAAAGGTTTTGGATATACAATAGAATCAACCCAAGTTGTTCTAGGCTCATTTCCTGTATACCATATTAATCCATTTTGTGGATTGGACTCACCATAATTATAAACAACATATCTGTTATTATAAGTAGAACCTGACGTTGGATACCACCAAACTACTTCTGAAAACAAATTATTAATACCTGCACAAACTTGTTGACCTTTTGTTGTATCAAAATCATCGTATACATAATCTTCTACAGAAGATAACAAAGTTTTAACTGTACCATCAAAAGCAAAGAAACCATTGTTACTTATCCAATAAGCAACACCATCAATTTCAACGGCAGCATTCTGTCCTATTAATCCACAGTTAGTACCTACTTGATCAAAGCCAAATGTAAAAGGAGCTCCAACAAACTTCATAGTATAGAGTGCGTTGTCAGTCCAAACTAAAATATTTTCTTTTGCAACTAATGCACCTACAATTTTAGTACCATCCTGTAGTCTTTGTGTACCCGCAGAGTTAATCGCTGTGGGTGTATAATCATTGATAGACTCTTGATCTGAGAATCTAATAAACATATCGTCTTGAGTTGTTGGATCACCAATTGTTGTTTCTGTTCCAAAGTGAATTAAGTGTCTTGTTGTTGGTGATATTAAAGTTGTTCGTGTTGCAGTAGGATTACCTAAAGACCCACTGATAGCTGTAGAAAAATTAGTGGTTGTTTTAGAGGCTCTTGTTGTAAAGTTAGCTGCAATAGAAGAGTCCCAAGTGAATGTTTCACCGTTTGCTATAGTTGCAACTAATACTTGACCAAAGTTACTAAGTGACCATAGCCCTGGTTCTAGGGTAATGGTTGATGCAGATACTGCACTTCCAAAACCAGCCCATAATGTTGCGTCTTGAACTGTTGCATTAGTAGAATGAGCTTGACCATTTGATGTACCAGGTGTTGCTGTTCCTGATGCACCTCTACCGATAGTTAAAAAATTTGTAGAGTTAGTTGAAGCATAAGTAATTAATTCAGCATTTGGAACTGTGCCAACGGCTATCGTTCCTGCTGATGCAAATCCTGCTGTGGCATCTACAGTCACTGCTGTACCCGATCCACCTGTACCTGCGGTGTCTGCTAGTAATGCTCCATCTAATTCTGTGCTTTGTGATCCTGTAACATTTCCACCATAGTTACCAATACCAAAACCATATCCATATGACTGTGCGGCAGGACCAACGGTTTGATAAGGTTCAACTATACAAGAACTTCCTGAAGTTAAATCTGAACCACCACCATTAGCTTCTGCTGATGGCGATGTAATTGTAAAAGTTGTAGACGTTGGAACTGTTATAACTTGGCAAAGTTTATCTTCAAAAGTTGAAGCAGCTATACTAGAACCTGTTGGCATTGTCACTGAATCTAATTCAATAATATCTCCTACTTCTAATCCATGGTTTGTTGATGTTGTAATAGTAACAGCCGTTCCTCTAGTTGTACTTGTGATTATAGTTGAACCTGTAAAAGTTGTTTGAGCTCCTGCGTTATTACTTCTAAAAGGTGTGATGTCATACAAAGCACCTTCAAAGTAAATAAGTAAAAATTTATCTGTGCCTATTGCTACATATCTATTACCATCAAGGTCAACAAATGCGTGTTGTTTTCTAGCAACGCCTACAATTGTATCGGGAAGTAGTGAAGACCATCCTCCAACTTTTTCAGGAAGATTATATCTAAAACGAACATTGTCAGAATCTACCCATCTGTTTTCTGCGCCAACAGAAGTATCTTGTTTATCGATTCCTGACCTAAATTTAAAATCAATGAGAGCCATTAATGTAGCCCCTATGCTGTATTAGTTTTAAATGCCCAACCCCTTGTCGCATCTACATACACCAATGTAACTGATTGACCAGCTGTGCTTAAAGTTAAATCAGAAGTTGATGAGTTAATAGGTTGACCATTTCTACCAATAGTACAATTATTTGAAGAAAAAGTTCCTCTTGTATCTAAAACACTAACTTCATCTCCAACAGCAGGGGACGAAGGTAAATTTATTGTAATTGGATTGGCTGTTGTGTTAGCAAAAATTTGTGCCCCTGCTACTGTTGTGTAGGGACTATTAGAATCAGTTATTGTTTCATAACCTTTTTCGATAATGGATGTAACTGTTTCTGTACCGTTAGACTTACAAAGAATAGTTGATCCTGGAGGTATTGGTTGTGCGGTTCCACTAGCTGTCAATACACTTAAAGTTCTGTTTGATGTTCCTCTAACAGTATCATCTTTAATAATCCAAACTCTAGTTACACCTGAACCACTCGGCATTGTTAAAGTTCTATCAGCAGATAAAGTTCCAGTTAATCTTAAATATGCATTTTTACCATTTGATGCAGCACCATCTGTTAAATCTAATGTAACACTAGCTCCTGCCATATCTACATCTAAAGCACCTGATGATCCTTGTTCTAAGATTTGTAAATTTGTATTAGTGATTCCACCCCATTGTCCGGCTTTCTCACCTGTTGTTATAATTTCTAGTTTTAAGTCTGATGAATAAGTTGATGCCATATTAATTTGTGTCTATTCGTGTCCAAACCATGTCTACGCCTGGAACTATTTCACTCCATGTTATTGCCGCAACTTCGCCTGTAGCTAGAGTTAAATCAACTGCTGTAGGGTCTATATTTGCGTCAGCAGTTATTGTAACACTTCCCGTAGTTAAGGTCAATTGATTTACAGAAGGCGTAATATCTACACTTGTGCTTGCTACTGCTGTGCCCGTGGTTAATGTAACCTGACTACCTGTAGCAGTAAAATTAGAATCTGCTGTAATCGTTAATGTTCCAAGGCCTAATGTTAATCTATTTGGATCTGGTACTTCAGTAATAGAATCTGCTGAAATAGCAAAGTTACCAATATTTATATCTAGTTGATTACCAACTACACTTATTTGTACATCACCAGCTGTTTGAGCTGTTGCAAAAGGTAATGCTGATATTGCGTCAAATCCTAAACTCATAAATAATCCTTAAAAGGAGACAGTGAGGTATGTGGTGGAGTCACTGCCCCCATCTAAGGATTATATTACTTTTTGAACCAACTTGGAAGTCCTAAATGAGGTCTTCGATCATTTACATTTTTAGCGGCATCTTTAGATTTTTGGTCGTTATAGTGTAAAAACACTTGGGCACAGTTATCACCTTGAAACTCTTCTCTCCAATGCTCTAATTCCATGCCTCTATAAACTAACATATCTCCTGGTTTTAGATTGACTAGAATACCTTTGTTATTACTAGCAGCTGTCAGTTTTTTACCATCTGGTGCACCTACATTTTTCTTTGGTTCTAAATGTATTGGCCAAGGATCACCACCTAGATTTAAAGTTGTAGATATTTCACAACTAAATCTATCTTTGTGTCTATGTAAGATATCACCTGGTTTATATATTCTTGCATAAGAATAAGTTGGATTTAATTTAAGTCCTGTTTTCTTTTCCATAATAGGTAAAGTTCTCATCAGTAAAGTTTCCATAGCTACATCTGCATAATGAGAATATGTATTTGGAACTTGTTGATCTGTCCACGTTCCCCATTCCGTTGTAAACTGTGAGATATACCTTTGATCAAATAAAGTTCTAGCAACAGTTCTTTTAAGTAAAAAGTAATTATAACAAAACTCTGCTATATCCTTTGGTACAGCTTCTTTAATAACTATATATTTATTTTTTTTAAAGCTCATTTAATACTCTTTTCTTTTGATATTGCTGTTTCAACAACTTTAATATTCCAATGTATAAATCTAAATGGATCTAATCCTGCATCAACTGCATATTCGTGTGGAACATAACCTGGAAATATAATCATCGTTCCTGGTTGTGGTTTATAATTAACCATACTTGTACCCATTGATATTTGTGTTTGATCTTTTAATGGAAGCTTTGTCATTATGGAACCAGGTCTCGGATCGTGAAATATAGGGTAAGATGTTTTTTCACTACACTTTAAAAAATAAAATCCAGATACGTGTTGATTCCAATGTGCGTGAGTTGAATGATGTCCCCCACCCTTTTCACTAAACTCTTGAACCCAAAATTCTGTAAAATGTAAGCTGTGATTTCTTAAATCAAAACCAGACCAATCTAAAAATTCATAAGATCGTTGTCCTATAAACTGAACTAAATCTTTTAGTTTAGGATCATTAGACATACTTTCACTATGCTTAGATAAACCAAATGTACCTATATCTTTTTTCCATTTAGGTTCATTTTTTAATTTATCTTTTAATAATTTTTCTGCTTTCTTAATATATTTATCTGTTACTTTAAGTGTATTTTTTAAAAACATTGGTGCTTCGGCAGTCCACACTGGTGTTTGAAAATAAAATTGAGATTTAAAATCTACATGTCCTTTTGGTTTTGGTAATGTGTTGCTACCACCTTGTTTGATATTGTTCATATTATTTAAATGGATAACCTAGATTCCATATTACTAGACTATTCCTCTCTCCTTTAGTTACTGGTTTGACTCTATGCCATACAAATGAAGGGAATACAACCAAAGAGCCTTTTGGTAATATTTCTGTACATGTTCTTAAATTAGGTTTTTTATCAGGATCTTCATTCCTTAAATCAAACTCTAACTCTCCACCTTTGTATTCTTTTGGATCTGTTAACGTTACGGTTACAGATAATTTTCTAATCTTTCCTTTTATGGGTCCTTCTTCCATATAAGGTTTATCCCAACTATCACAGTGCCAGTCATAGTATTGGCCTTTTTTATAAATTGTAAACTGACAAGATTCTGAAAAATCCCAATCAAAATTCCAACCTGCATTTTGATTTGCTTGATGTATATAAGGTTGTATTTCTTTATAAATCCAAGGATCACTCATCCAAATAATATTAGAATCTCTTTTCTTTTGTAAATTTTTTACTTCTTCTTTGTTAAGAGGATTTTTACTTAAATCTCTATCTCTACCAAAGCCACCTGTAATGGCCATAATCTCTCTTTGTTTTTCTGCTTTACCATATTTAACAATAAGATCACATATTCGTGGTGGTATTGCAGATTCAAAGTACCAATAGTAATTAGATATATTCATAGTTAATTGTTAAAATTATATTTAAGCCGTTTGAAGT